GCATGGGGGGCTAGCAGCAAAGCGGATGCTAAATCCAAGGCCAAGGCAATCAGCGCAAGGAACAAGAAATGACTTACCTCCAGCTTATCAACAATGTGCTGATTCGTTTGCGTGAAACGCAAGTCTCAACCAACAACGAAACAACTTATTCAACCCTGATCGGCTTGTTTGTCAACGATGCCAAGCGCCAGATTGAGGACGCTTTTAACTGGAACGTGCTGGGTACAACCGTCACTCTCACTACCGTGTCTGCGACTTACATCTATTCGATGACGGGTGCTGGACAGAAGTTCCAAGTGCAAGACGCGATTAACACAACATCNAACATTGGTCTGCAAAACATCAGTTTTGTGGAGATGAATCGTTATCAAAACCTAGTCCCAACAACAAACGGGTTGCCTCAATATTACGCATTTAACGGGGTAGACGCTAGTGGCGACACCAAGGTGGAGTTGTACCCCCGTCCTGATGGTGTTTACAGTATTCCATTCTCTTTGACAGTACCCCAAGCAACATTGGCTGCTGATGGCACATCTGTGCTTGTTCCTGACACGCTAGTTGTGCAAAACGCCTATGCCCGTGCGCTGGTGGAGCGCGGCGAGGATGGCGGTCTTAGTTCATCTGAGGCGTACCAGCTTTACCGCGCCATGCTGTCTGACCAGATTGCTTTGGAAGGCACACGCTATCCAGAGAATAAAGAGTTTGTTGCGATATGAGCCAAGCTCTCCAGACTGCCAGCATTTCAGCGCCAGGATTCTTTGGCCTGAATACGCAAGACTCGCCTTTAGACTTGGCGGCGGGATTTGCGCTAGTCGCTACAAATTGCGTGATTGACCAGTTTGGACGTATCGGTTCACGCAAGGGTTGGGCGCGGGTTAACGCATCCGCTGGTGGTTTAGGTGCGAATGCTCCAGGTGTTATCCATGAGCTAGTACAGACTGACGGCACTCTGACTATTCTCTTTTCAGGCAACAACAAGCTGTTTAAGCTAGACGGCAGCAACGCCGTGAGCGAATTGACTTACGGCGGCGGCGGTACAGCCCCTGTAATTACGGCCAATAACTGGGCTTGTGCTTCACTGAATGGCATTACTTTCTTCTTTCAAAGCGGCTTTGACCCCCTGATCTTTGATCCTGCTGTCAGCACCACGACCTTCAGGCGCGTTAGTGAGAAGACTGGCTATGCCGGTACTGTGCCTTTGGGCAACATCGCTATCAGCGCCTATGGCCGCTTGTGGGTGGCAGATACATCAACCGACAACACCACGGTCTTTTTCTCTGATTTGCTATCAGGCCATGTTTGGACGGGCGGCACTTCAGGCTCGATAAATATTAATCAGGTTTGGCCTAACGGCGCGGACAACATCACCGGCCTAGCTGCCCACAACAACTTTCTGATCATCTTTGGTCAGCGTCAGATACTGGTCTATTCAGGCGCGACTACGCCTTCGACAATCACACTGGCAGACACCGTTGCGGGTATCGGTTGCATTGCCAGGGATTCGATTCAAGGCACTGGCAAAGATGTTTTGTTTTTGTCCAATTCAGGCGTGAGATCATTTGCGCGGACTGTGATTGAGAAGTCAGTGCCGATTGGCGACTTGTCCAAAAATGTGCGTAGTGATTTTATGAACATCGTTGCTGGTGAAACACTGGCAAACATTAAGTCTGTTTATTCTGAAACGGAAGCGTTCTATCTAATAACAATGCCGTTTTCAGAATCTGTGTTTTGTTTTGACACTCGCGGACAGTTGCAAGATGGATCGTTCAGAGTCACCACTTGGGACTCTATTGAGCCTTCAGCGTTGCTCTCAAGGCGCAATGGCGATTTGTTGCTGGGCAAGACAAGCTATGTTGCCAAGTACACAGGCTCACAAGACGACACCGAGTCTTATCGGCTGCTGTACTACACCAACCACGCTGATCTAGGCAATGCCAATGTCACCTCTCTGCTCAAGCGATTAAAGGTAATCGTGATTGGCGGCACAAACCAATTCGTAACGCTCAAGTGGGGCTTTGACTTTAGCGCCAACTATCTTGCAACCAACGCACAAATTCCAACACAAGCAGTTTCTGAATACGCAATTGCTGAGTACGGCGCAAATGCCACGGTGCTTGCTCAATACGCCAATGGTGTGGCTTTGCAAACATTAAGCGTGTCTGCCTCTGGTAGCGGTAAAATCGTGCAAACAGGCTATGAGGCTGACATTGATGGCTCTGCGCTGTCTATTCAACGGATTGAAATCCAAAGCAAAGACGGGAAAACAGTATGAGTAACTATACACAGAGCACTAACTTCGCCACTAAAGATGCGTTAACTTCTGGCGACCCGCTAAAGATTGTCAAAGGCACGGAGATCAACACCGAGTTCGTAAACATTTCGGTGGCGATTGCAACCAAGGCTGACTTGGCTTCGCCTACTTTTACAGGTACGCCAACACTGCCAACAGGTACGATTGCAACAACCCAGACTTTTGGTAACAGTTCAACCTTGCTTGCCACTACTGCATTTGTGCAAGCAGCACTTGCGGCACTGCATCCTGTCGGCTCAATTTACATCAACGCCACGGTTGCGACCAATCCTGCCACTCTGTTGGGTTTTGGCACTTGGACTACCTTTGGCGCTGGCCGAGTGTTGGTCAGCCTTAATTCTGCCAATGTCCTGTTCGACACGGCTGAAGAAACTGGTGGTAGTGCGGATTCGACATTGCCAAGCCACACGCACACTGGTACAACGGATGCTGGTGGTTCGTCTGCTGGTTCGATAACAGGTGGTTTTGGAAGTGACTTTGGTATTTTTAACGCCGCAACTGGAACTTTTGCGGTGTCTGGTGCTTTAGGTAATCGCCCTCAAGGTGCAAGCGGTACTGGAAGCCAGAATACTGCAACTCTTACCATCCCAACGCACCAGCATACATTCACTACAGCATCCGCTGGCACAAGCGGCACAAACGCCAACTACCAGCCTTACATTACAGTGTATATGTGGAAGCGCACTGCATGATCACGCACCACTTCAGCGATGGCCTGTATGCCAAGGAAACCGCATTTGCGGCTGGCACAGCTATCCTGAAGCATACGCATAACTTCAGCCATTTGTCGATTCTTGCCAAGGGTAAGGTCGCGGTTCTGCGAGGAACAGAGATTGACATTGTTGACGCGCCAGCTTGCATTGAAATTAAGGCTGGTATGACGCATGGCGTCAAGGCCGTTACTGATTGCGTTTGGTTTTGTATTCACGCCACTGACGAGAAAGACCCGTCTAAAGTGGACGAAATTTTGATTGGAGTTTGATATGCCATTTAAAGCAATTGGTGATGTTGTTGGCGGTTATTTACAAGGTAAATCTGCCGAAAAAGCAGCCCGTACACAAGCCGACGCGCAACTTAAAGCCGCGCAACTTGCGGCTGAAGAAGCGCGTTTTAGGCCAGTAGGCATTACAACCCGCTTTGGTCAGTCAAATTTCCAGACTGGGCCTGATGGTCGTGTTTCTGGTGCTGGCTACACACTAGACCCAGCTCTTCGTGCCTATCAAGACAGGTTCATGGGTTTGGCTGGTGGCGGTCTGTCTCAAGCTGAGATGGCACAGCAGCAGTTTGCTCCATTGCAACAGGGCGCTCAAGGTCTGTTTGGCCTTGGTCAGCAGTATTTGGCTCAGTCGCCGCAACAAGCAGCTCAGCAGTACATGGCTGGTCAACAAGAGTTGCTAGCCCCAAGCCGCGAGCGCCAGATGGCGCAACTGCAAAACCAGTTATTTCAGACTGGGCGCGGCGGTTTAGCTGTTGGCGCTACCGGCGCTCGTCCTAGTGGCGCAGGGGGTCTAGGTGCAGCCAGCCCAGAATTGGAAGCCTATTACAACGCCATTGCCCAACAGGATGCTCAACTGGCGGCTGGCGCACAACAAGCCGGTATGGATCAGGCTAGGTTTGGTGCTGGTTTGTTAGGCACTGGTGGCAATCTGCTTACGCAAGGCTACGCCGGCCAGGCAGCGGCTCTAGGCCCATACGAGGCTTATCTAAATCAGATGAAACAGCTTGAAGCGCTTGGTCAAGACCCGCTGAACTTGGGTTCTGCTCTGGGTGGGCGAATTGCTAATCCTCAAGGTGGTCAATTTTTGCAGCAAGGCGGCAATGCAGCGGCTCAGTCTAACTTTGCGGCCAATGCCTACAATCCGTTTGCTACTGCATTGACACAAGCAAGCCAGAATCCGGCATTCCAGCGAGGCTTGGGTAATTTGTTTAGCCCTTACACAAACGCACAGACCGCCATAAATCAATACGGTGCTGAAAATGTATATGGATACGGCGGCGGTGGAACTGTCCCACTTAGCTACAGCGGGGAAATTTAATCATGGCTGAAATCGTTCAATCCTTATTTGGCGTTACGCCACAGGCTTACCAGCAAGCCCAGCAAGACCGCATGGACGCGCAAGCGTTGCAGTACGCCAAGCTCGACCCGTTCCAGCAAGCTAACTACGCCATTGGTCGTGGTGCTTCTGGCTTGGCTGGTGCTATTGGCGGCGCTCTGGGTGGGCAAGACCCTGAGTTGCAGCGCATCACAATGGCACAGCAGATAGCGGGTCAGATCGACTACAACAGCGATGACTCCATGAAGCAGGGCATAGTGGCGTTAAACAATGCCGGTGATCCTCGGAGCGCAATGCAGTTACAGCAAATTCTTCTTGGTCAACAAGCCAAACGAGCTTCTATCGGCAAAGATGAGGCAGCGGCAAGGGCTTCTGACGCCGCTGCCACACGCGAACGCAAAGAGGCTGCACCTAAACCCTACGTCGTAGGAAACGCGCTCGTTAGCCCAGAGGGAATCGAGCTTTACAAAGGCCCTGACCCGCAAAAGTTATCTGGTTTTGCACAAGAGCTTATCGACGCGGGTTTAACACCTGGCACTGAGCCGTTCCAAAAACGCATGCTTGAATACGTTGCTAACAAAACAAAGGGCGCAGGCAAAGGCACTGGGAACGTCTCAATTGGCGGCATAACCATTGATAGCGGCGCGGCAGCTAAAGAAGCTGGCAAGATAATTGGTGGAAATGTAGCTAATGTTGAACAACAATTCTCATTACAAACAGCATTTAAAGACGCGATTACCATATTAGGTGATGGAATTTATGGTGGCGCGTATGGGCCAGAAAAACAATTTTTAGCTAAATTTGTTGGTGTAGGCGATCCTAAAAAGGTACAAAATACCGAAGTCTTCTTAGCTAATATTGGCGAAATTGTTATTCCAAGACTGGTACAGTTTGGCGGTAACGACTCTAACGAGGAACTAAAATATTTGCAAAAAGTGGTTGCTGGCGATCAACGTCTTGAACCTGAAGCGGTAAAACGTATTCTTATCAGCGGTGAAAAGAAAGTGCAGAAAAATTTGGCTCGTTTGCAAGCTCAAACTGCTGCTGGGACTACTGGCGGTCCACTGCCAATTGGGCCAGTAACGCCTGCTGCCGCACCCGCACCGACAAAGCGCTACAACCCGCAGACACGCAAAATAGAAACTATATCTGGAGATTGAGATGCCCAAATACATCCAAGTAGGCAGCGACGTTGTTGAATTTCCAGATGACATGTCGGACGCGCAAATAGCGCAAGCACTCTCGGGTGGGCCTGCTGTTACGCCTCCGTCGTCTGGGTTTTTGATGGGCCTTAAAGACCCTATAACTGGCGGCGCTCAACTGTTGCCTCGCGCCTTGGCTGGCGTCACAAGTTTGGGCGGCATTGCACCTAATCCTGTTAGCCAGTTCTTTTCTGAAGAAGCCCAACGAGTTGACGAAATGGCGCGGATGGAAGAACA